AATAAAATATTTACCAAATAAATTATCAAAATATGATAAAAATGTACAATTAAAACAATTAAAAAAGTCTAGAAAAGCATATAAAAAAGGAATCTATATAAAGAGAAATCCCGTGAAATCATATAAATCTAAAAAATCAAAACATATAATTAATGCAGAAAAAATATATAATATAAAAAATCTTTCAATAAATGATGAATTAATAAAAAAAACAGGATGTTCAAAAAAATCACTAAAAAAAATTATGAAAAAAGGAATGGGAGCATTTTATTCAAGTGGTTCAAGACCAAATCAGACCGAACATAGTTGGGGTATAGCAAGATTAGCAAGTTCTATTAGTAGTGGAAAAGCAGCAGCAATAGATTATAAAATATTAGAAAACGGATGTAAATTAAATTCAAAAGCTTTAAAATTGGCAAAAGAGTCTCGAAAAAAACATGGATATGGTACGCGTAAAGTAAAAAAAATAAAAATTATTTAAAATTATCTACTATAAACTAAATCAGCTGTTCCAGATTGAAATTTTAATAAATTATATTTTTCTTCATATATGTGTAAATCATAATTATATTTATATATACTAGTTGGCTCTTTTGTAACACCAATAGGTTCTTGTGTTATTGGATCACATATTGTACTAAAAGTTACATTAGATAAGTCTAGTGGTGGATTAAAATTAGTATTAAATTCAAATTCTATAGTTTTAAATTTATTTGTATTAAAAGCACCAGAAGGTTGATATTTATAAGGGTCATTATTTATCGAAAATGAATAATGATAAAGCCCATCTTTTGAATTAGAATTATTTCTTGAAAAATTTTCAACCATACTAAAAACACCTGAAGGTAGTTGTTGTTCTCTATATTTACCATCACAAATTATTGCAAAATCTCTCATGATAAATTTATTATTATTTTCTTCATAATCAGTTGGTATATTTCCAGTTATTAAAATATTCTTATTACTATCTGTATATAATTTTTTATATGGATACATGATGTCATTATCATCTGAATCTTTCAATTTTATTAAATTATTTGGCATGTTTTCTTCATATTCCCAATTTGTATAATTAGACCATTCATTTCTATCTGCTATATCATTTCTTTGAAAATGCCACATCCAATTTAATACTAATCCATGTGATTCTAATTTAATTTTACTAGATTTATTAACTTTAAAAAAATCATATTCTTGAATTTCTTTAATTAAATATGTTTGTGAATGTTTAGAGAAAAAGTTACGCTCTTCATTATCTAAAAAACATTGTGTAGTTAATAAATGAATATCCATATTTATATTATTGTTAGTATTTTCATATATATATTCATCTAATATATCAAATACGGGTGGTTCTTGTATAAATCTATGAAATGCATATCTTAAATCTTTAGATTGATTAGGTTTAATTCTTGGGAAATTATCATAAAAAGTTGTATCTATATTTAATGGATTATTACTAACATCATAAGTTATATCTTTAATTGTAAAAAGTTCTACAAGTGGTCTAAAAGTAAAATGAATTTCTAAATCAGTATATTGTAAACAAACTAATGGTATTGCTGAAGTGGTTAATAAAGTAAACCATGCATTTATTGGTATAAATATTTGTCTTTCATAAATAGACGGTTCAACATCATCGTCATTAATTTTAAAAGCATTGGGATAATTATTATTTCTGTTTGAAATTTTTTCAGGATTAGTTAATTCATTAATGTTTCCAATCATAGTGTCAAAAATTTTTTTCTTTTCACCTGAAAAATCTCTTTCTATAGTATTTTGAATATAACTTCCTGAAAATTTTTGAATAATATGTCCACCAATTGTTATAGTAATATCTTTAATTATTTGAGTTCCAATATTTTTTATCCATTTAAATTCATATGGTCTATATTCATAAGAACTAGATTCTGGTATTTTATATTTTAATACTGGACTCCATATATTTGGTAAAGTTAATACTAAATAAGTATCTAATAGTAAATCACCATATCTTGATATTTTAAAAGTATATTTAGACTCTGAATTTAAATTTATATTTGTTTGACCAGTTTGGTCGATTCTATATTTTTGCATGCCAAAATTTGTATATTTATTATATGTAACTTTAAAAAAACTTTTATTTGGATTTCCAATTACAATTAAATCTTGATTACCAATTGCTATTAAATTTAATAATCCACCTGCCATTATAGTTATTATATATAAAATTATATTAATAAATATTAATATATTTTTATAATATAATTAATAATAAATGTCAGCGCCACCAGATAAACTACAAAAAGCAGGAGAAGAACTTCTAAATCGTGCTAAAGATATTGTAAATAACTCAAACAGTAATGACCTATATAGTGTTGTTGCTGTTATAATGATTATAACAATACTTTTATTATTTTTTTCATGGTTTTTTTCTATTTTAAATTTAAAAGATACAAATTGCAATAATTATAAATATAATTTTTCAAGATTAACAAGTTTTAATAATATAAGATATAAACAATTGCCATTATCAATTAGTACCCCAACAGATTATAATGATCCATACAAAGGAATATTAAGAAATTTTTATATTAAAACTGCATATAATTGTTGTAATGCAGGAGGCTATAAAAATAATTGGGTTAATATATGTGCAATGACATATGCTTTAAAATTGGGAGCTAGATGTTTAGATTTTGAAATATATTCGATAGAAAATATGCCAGTAGTTGCTAGCTCGATAAATACTAATTTTTCAATAAAAGAAACATTTAATTATTTACCATTAGAAGATGTATTAGATGTTATTATTAATGGTAATGATGAAGATTATCAAGGAGCATTTAGTAACTTGAATAAGGATCCTTTAATACTACATTTTAGAATAAAAAGCGAAAATAAAAAAATGTATGAAAATATGACAGTTTTATTAACTAAAACATTATTAAATACTGGCTATTTAATAAATAATAATAATATTGATAGAAATAATATTCAACTTATTCCATTAAATTTAAGAAAAAATAGCGGACTAACTAGTAATTTATCAGAAAAAATAATTTTAATGGCAAATGTGAAAAATAATTCTTTATTAACTCAAAGTGGATTAGATAATCTTATAAATATACGGTCAGGTATTGATTCACATTTAATAAGTATTGATAATATAAATTCAAAAAATGATACTTTAATTAAAAATAATTCAAAAAATAAACTAATATTGTTACTCCATCATTTAAAAATGATGTTAATAATTATGATTTTACAAATGCTTATACAAATGGATGTCAATTAATTGCTATGAAATTTCAAAATTATGATAATAATTTACAAAATTATTTAAAATTTTTTAAAGAGCATTCCCAAGGATATTCTTTTTGTTTAAAACATTCAACTTTAAGAAAAGATTTAGTACCACCTGATACTCCAGAAGCAGGTATTGCTGCAACTCCAATGACTTTACCAGAATCAGCGCCTGGTACCTAAAAATATATGTAATGTATTTTTGTTTATTAAATAAATATAATTTTCGTTTTTATATTTATTTATATATAATGAATAGTAATAAAAATAAAGAATTAGAAATTTTAAGACAGGCTATTGATAATGCTAATATTTTAAGTGGAAAAAAATTAGCACAATCTAAAGAGGTAAAAAACATAATACAAATTTTAGAAAATTTTTTACGTAAAAATAGAACATTATGTTATGGTGGAACAGCAGTAAATAATATTTTACCAGAACAATATAGATTTTATAATAGAAATATAGAAATACCAGACTATGATTTTTTCTCTCCAAATGCATTAAATTTAAGCAAACAACTTGCAGATATTTATTATAAAAATGGTTATGATGAAGTAGAAGCTAAGGCGGGTGTACATGAAGGAACTTATAAAGTTTATGTTAATTTTATGCCAATAGCAGATATAACACAAATAGATTCTGAACTTTTTAATAATCTATATAAAAAAAGTATAAAAATTAATTCAATTTCATATTGCCCTCCGGATTTTTTAAGAATGGCAATGTATTTAGAATTATCGCGCCCAATGGGAGATGTATCTAGATGGGAAAAAATTTTAAAAAGACTTATCCTTTTAAATATGTGTTATCCACTAAAAGGAATGAATTGTAATAATTATAATTTTCAAAGAAAATTTGAAGGAAAATATTCAGAACAGATAAAAGTTTATGAAATAGTGAGAAAATCTTTTATTGATCAAGGCCTAATATTTTTTGGAGGATATGCGGCAAACTTATACGGAAATTATATGCCCAAAAAACAACAGAAAATTATTAGTAAAATACCAGATTTTGATATTTTATCAGAAAACGCAGAAACAAGTGCAACAATAGTTAAAGAACAATTAGAATATGAAGGTATACAAAATGTAAAAATTAATAAAAAAAAAGGAGTAAATGGTTATATATCCGAACATTATGAAATAGTAGTAAATAAAGATGTAATTGCATTTATATACAATACAATGTCTTGTCACAGTTATAATATAATATATTTAAATAATGAGAAAATAAAAGTAGCTTCAATAGATACTATACTCAGTTTTTATTTAATATTTATTTTTACAAATAGAGAATATTATGATACAAATAGATTATTATGTATTTCAGAATTTTTATTTAAAGTACAATTAAAAAATAGATTAAAACAAAAAGGATTACTTAAAAGGTTTTCAATAAGATGTTATGGTGAACAAGAATCATTAGAAGATATAAGATCAAAAAAATCTTATAAACATAAAACATTAAAAAATAAAAAATTAAAACATGGTGATAAAGAATATGATAAATATTTTTTAAGATATATACCAAATGACTTAAATAATAAAAATAATACAAAAAAAATAAAGAAATAAAGAAATTTTTATCCTAAATAATAAATTATTTACTAAATAAATTATTATTTAAATCAATGAAAAACTAATTACTTAAATTAAAATCTTGGGAAACCAACTAAATTTGCGCCAATACCAAATCCAGCGCCTGATCTAGCCGAGGCACCCATGCTTGGTACAAAAGTATCTAATATTGAAAATGTGGCAGCAGCCATTAAAGCAATAATAGCAATTTCTTCAAATTTTAATGGTTTTTGAGGAATTACAAATGCAACAATCGCAACCATAATACCTTCTACTAAATATTTGATAGCTCTTTTTACTAATTCTCCCATACCAGGATTCATTTTATTATAATATTATAAAAGAAAAAAATAATATATTTTTATAATAAAAAACTTAAAATTAATTAACTAATAAAAAATATAAATGTCAACAAAAAAAAAAGATAAAAAAAATTCAACAAAATATGTTGATTTATTAAATGAAGATACCAGTATTTCAGGTCAAAAATTTGTATGTTTAAGTTTTTTATCACCAGAAGAACATATAAAAAATAAAGAATTATTCTTTTTTGAAAAATATCTAAAAAATTTTGAAGTTAGAAAATCAATTGAGAAATTTAATAATTTTCTAAATTTTATATCATATAAATATTCTTTAGATAGTAATAAAATTTTACAAGAATTAGATGACTTTTTAATGGAAGAAAAAGAAAAATTATTTTCAACAACTTTAGAAGATGATTATAAAACATTCTTAGATAATTCAGAAGAAGAATTATTAAAAGAATACAATAAAATAAATGAATTTCAAACAAATACTAGAGGAGTAAAAGTTCGTGGTTCATTTGAAACACAAGAAGAAGCTGAAATTAAATGTAAAATGTTAAGAGAAGAAGACCCGGACCATGATGTTTATGTTGGTCATGTTGGTAAATGGTTACCATTTCATCCTGATGCCTATAAAACAGGTAAAGTAGAATATTTAGAAAAAGAATTAAATCAACTTATGGCAGAAAAAAAGAAAAATGATGAAGCCTCAAAAGAAAAATTCAAACAAAGAGTAAAAGAATCAAAAGAAAAAGCAATTGATGAAAATATAGAAAAAGCAAATAAACATGGTAATCGTTTAATGCAATCGATAGATGAAGAAGGAAATTTAGTAAATGCAGATAGAATGGATGTTCCTGGAAAAAATTTACTATTTGGTGACGGAGAAAATGATGATGTTTCTACTTCTGATTTAAGAAAAGAATTATTCGAAGATGAGAATGTTATTGTTGGTAAACAAGAAAATAATGATCATGGTTTAAGTAAATTAACAGAAAATATTAATAAAGAAAATGGTGATAAAAATCCAGAAATTAATTAAAAATATAACTTAATATATAATGGGTGATATAGAAACATCCAATGATAAAATTTTTATTATAAATGAAAAATTAAAAGATTTTTTTTTAAAGTATATGCCAAATCGAGAAGAGATACAAAAAAAAGGTGAAAATTATTATGAAAATATAAAATTTGAATTAAAGACTGAAAATTTTAAAACATTAGTAAGTGAGACATTGGAAAAAATAATTAAGCCAATTATTCAAGAAAATCAAGATTTAAGAAAAGTTACAAATTTTTTGTTGGTGGATGGTCTCAATTTATATTATACAATTTATAGAAATGAAAAAATTGACGAAAAAGAAGTAAAAAATACTCTTAAAGAGCTTTTTAATACTTATTATCCAAATACAACAATTTTAATTATTTCTCAGGAACACAATTATTTTTTTAAAGAATTACAAGAAGAAAATCCAAAAGAAGATAATCCAAAAATTATACTTATAAATCAAGAAATAAAATCAAAAAGTGAAATTGATGATTTGCTCTTAGTTTATTTATATTTTTATATAAATGTTTTTAGAAATAATAACTGTTTTGTATTAAGTTTTGATAAGTATAATTGGTTAGGTAGATTTTCACAAGAAAATATTGATGAATCATTTTTTACCGAACAACCAAAATTATTTGACAACTTAAAAAAAGAATTAAATATGCACAATAACAATTTAACAAGAAATGAGAGATTTAATATTATGAAACAACTCGAATTTATTATGGAAAAACATAATGAATATATAGAAAAAAATAAAAAATCTTTTAAGAAAAGAAATAAAGATCAAGATGAAGATGAAGATGAAGATTATGAAACATCTAGACGTAATAAATTTGCTAAAGCCAGTGGAAAGAAAAGAACTAGAAAGAAAATTAAAGCAAAAAAGCAAAAAACTAATAAAAAACAAAAAACTAATAAAAGACAAAAAACTAGTAAAAGACAAAAAACTAATAAAAGACAAAAAAATAAAAAAATGAAATAAATTTTAATTAATATATTATTAATAATTTAATATATTAATGAGTTTGAATTTAGAAAATAATAAAAGATGTAATCATACAAATTGTAATAAAAAAATTAAATTATCTGATTATCCATGTAAATGTGGAAAATATTTCTGCAGTCAACATATTTTTTATGTTAATCATGAATGCAAATATGATTATAAAGAAGAAAATAATAAAGAAAATGAAATAAAGAAATTAGAATGTACTTCAACAAAACTTGAAAAAATATAATTATATATATAATGAATTATTTTAATTATATATATAATTATATTAAAGATAAACTCTTTAGAAAAGATATTATAAAAAATTTGTTTACTCACTGGTTAACAAGTGGATTTATTATAGCAATTGCATTACTTGTTTTAGATATTATTAGTTTTGATAATAAATCAATAGGTGTTTATGCATTTTTTAGTGGAAGTTTTTTCCTTATTAATTTATTACAATTTAATGTAATTAAATATAAATCTGAAACAAAAATAGAAACATTTATTATACATAGTATTTTAGGTGGATTATTTTGGGTTACTTATTCAATAATCATGTATTTATTATATATTAATAATTTTTCAGCAAATGCAAATATATTTATTACTCTTATAAGTGTCGTTATATTAACCTTTATTTATATTAGAAATTATAAATTCATAGATAATATTTTAAATTATTTTATAAAATAATTGTATTTTTCTACCATTTACTTTTCTTTACATTTATTTTTGGACCCTTCTTTTTATTATTTGTATTTGGATCATAAACTTCTTCTTCATCATCAGAATCAAGATTTTTACTAATTTCCCAAAATTCTTTAGAACCTAATTTAAAATTTTTATGATCTTCTGCTTTATACCAATATATTTGATCATGTAATTTATTTGATTTAACATTATTATTAATAACCAAACATTCATAATTTTCAGTACATTGATCCATAACTTGACAAAAAGATTCAAATGTTGGGAACATTCCTGCATAATTTTCATATATACGTTTTCTATTTGCTATATATGGTTCTCTCAATATAAATACATAATCTATATTTGTACGTAAATTTGGAGGAATACCCAATGGATATTGCATAGTTATAATTAACATCATTTTCCAATGCCGCCCATTCATAAAAAGTAATCGCATAACTTTATCTTTAGTCCATGATGCATCATACAAACAATCATCTAAAATTACAAATGCTCTTGGATCTATAGATGTTTTTTTAAAAGTTTCAAGTTCTTTTTTTATTTGTTTTAAAACAGTTCGTTGACGCTTTAAAATTTTTTCAATAATAACACTATTATATTCATCATGTATAAATAGTTTAGGTACATGTTCACTATAAAATCCATTTCCTGCTTCTGTTCCACTAATTACAGTCCCCAATGGTATATCTTGATGATAATATAATAAATCTCTAACCAAATATGATTTTCCAGTATCACGTCTTCCAATTAATACAACAACGGGACCTTTGTTTTCATCTGGTTTGAAACTAATAGTTTTCATATCAAATTTTTTCAATTCTAGTGTCATTAATAATAATATAAAAATAAATATTATATTTTTTACTAAATAATATAAAAAACGTTTAAATAATAAAATTATTATTATTAATAATATTATTAATGAGTATTTCTTATAAAAAAAATAATAATAATAATTTATTTAAAAATTTTGAAGAGTTTAGTGAAATTATTAATAATCAAAATTATATACCAATATACAAATTTTTTTTTAATATAACAGAAAATAATTATAATTTATTTAATTTAAACAATAAAAATAATATTGTAACTTTAGAAAAAAAAATTAATTATTCTAAATTTTATGCTACAATAAAAGATATTAGCAACGATAATATTGAAACAAAAAAAGTATTTCTAAAATTTTCCCCAATATTAGATCCAACTAAATTTTTACTTGGAAAAATAGATATAAGTAATATAAATTATTCTTTACCAAAATATAGCAATGATTTAAGTATTAATTCTTTAAAGATTAATAATCCACTAAATAGTTCATATTGTGATGGATTTTTTTCATATCTTTCTAGTATACTACTGAATAATTATAATTTTATAAATGGAATTGATTTTTATGGTTCTTTTATTGGGTTAAAAAAAAATTTTCAATATGATATTTCAGAAGACATAGATTTTTTATCAGAATCAGATTTTTTCAAAGAAAATTTAAATAAACTATTTAATTTTATTAATGATAGTCATGAGAAAAAATTAATATATAATACAAAATCTAATAAAAAAAAATTATGTTTTGGAGATTCTTGTGATTTAAATATTATAGAAATTACTGATAACAACAATAATAATAGTAATAAAAAACAAGTTTTAGAAAATGTAAATTTTGATAATATTGATTTAAATGAATTAAAAATTAATAAATATTCGAATACTTCTAATAATTCTATTAATTCTAATAAATCATATAGTAAATCTAGTTCTTCTTCATGTTCTTCTCGTTTTTCTTCTACATCAAATTCATCTGATGAAGAAGAAACAAAAAGTAATGATGGTGATTCCAGTAAAAGTTCTTCATATGATGAAGATTATGAAGATGAAGACATTTTATGTAATATAAATTTATTTCCAATTCAATCAATAATATTAGAATGTTGTGAAGATACATTAGATAATTATATTTTGAATAATAAAATTAAAGATAATGAATGGGAATCTATAATTTTACAAATTCTTATAATTTTATCTACATATCAAAAATGTTTTAATTTTACTCATAATGATTTACATACAAATAATATAGTATTTATTAATACTAACAAACAATTTTTGTATTATAAAATTAATAATGTACATTATAAAATTCCTACATTTGGAAAAATATATAAAATTATTGATTTTGGTAGAGCAATTTATCAATTTAATAAAATAAATTTTTTTAACGATAGCTATTCAATCGATGGAGATGCATATTCTCAATATAATTGCGAACCATATTATAATTCTGAAAAACCACAAGTAGAACCTAATTTTAGTTTTGATCTCTCTAGATTGGGGTGTAGCTTATTTGATTATTTTATTAATGATATTGATGATGTTTTTAAAATAAAATCTAAAATTAAAAAATTAATAATATCTTGGGTTTATGATGATAATGATAAAAATATTTTATATAAAAATGATGGAAGTGAGAGATACCCAGATTTTAAATTATATAAAATGATAGCAAGAACAGTTCATAAACATATACCAAAGAAAGTATTAAAAAATGAAATATTTGAAAAATACATAATTCCAAAGAAAAGAATAAATAAATCTGCATATATTTTTAACATAGATGAATTACCAATTATGATATAATTTATTATATAAAAATTAACATAATAAATTATTTTTTAAAAATCAGGATTATTTAAAAAAACTTTTGGTACATTATGTACATCAGAAATTATAATATTTGATAAAATACTATTTGCAATAATTATAATTACAAATATTAAAATAGAATTTTGCAAAATATTTTTTATATTTAGTTCTTCTTTTTTATAAAATTTACGATATAATAAATTAACTAAAAAAAAAATTATACTACTCAATAAAGATAAATAATAAATATTCATTTTATATATTTATTTATTATTTATGTTTTAATAAAAAAACGTATTTATTTTAATTCCTGAATATCTAAATTTATTTCTGGTTCTAATTTTAATGATTCTGAAAACATATCAGCATCATCTAAATTAACTGTGTCTATTTCTAAATCTAAATCATTTTTGCTTATTTCCAATGAATCATCAAAATCTTCTAATTTTTTATCTAAATTTTTATCAATAATATTTATTTCTGTATCCTCTTCTTCTTTTTCTGAATCTTTACTAATATTTTCTTCACTATCTATATTATTTAATTTTTCATTAATATCTTGTAAAGATGTCTCTTTTTTTATTTCATTAGAAATTTCTTCTTTAATTGTTTCTTTTATTTTTTCTAATTCTTTATTTTTTTCAATTTCTATTAATTCTTTATCTATAACTTCTTCTCTTTTTTCTTCAACTTCAATGTCTGTTTCTTTTGATTCATCTAGATAATTTTTTAATAAATTTTCTATAGGAATTGAATCTCTTATCGCATTTAATATAGATTCTTTACAAATTAATTCTAATTCTCTATTATTTTTTTGAATTTGAAGAGCAGGAATATCTTTTTCAAATAAATATACATTAATATATATTTTTCTAGCAAAAATTATATAACTCTTATGAATAAATTGATTGATATTTGGTATATCAATATCAATCTTTTTATGTTTTATACCAACTCTTGCACATGTTAAACTTTTCAAGTTTATAATATGAACACATGTTAATAAATCTTCTAAATAATTGCAACCACTAAATTCAATAATTCTTTGAGTTTCAGTATTAATAATTTCATCACTCCATTTTGGTATATTATTTAATAGATTTTGAAAAGTCATTAGATATTTTTCTTCATTATCTTCACTTATACATAAAGAATATGCTTCATCAAATATATGTTTAATACCACTTATTAAACATGGTGATAAAATATTTAATAATCTTGCACACCATTCATTTTTTGATTCTATTAAACTATTTATACTATAGTCATCCATTTTTTAAATAAAATAAATATTTTTTATATTTATATTACTACGAAAAAAAATATAATTTAAACAGAAAAGTAATATAATTTTTTCATCCCTTATATATTTTTTATAATTATCTATAAGTATTAAAAAAATATATTTATTCATATTGTTTGGAATTTTTAATTCAATATATTCTATCAAATTATTTCCAGAATAAGCATTATTGTATAATTTATTTACGATTACATTCAATTTACTATCTTTATTTGTCTCTAAAAATTTAGAAAATGATGTTATTTTTTTTTGACATAAATTATAGCTACTATTTATATCTTTTAATAAATTTATTTTTTTATTACAATAAAATTCTGAAAATCTTGATAAAATTGGTTTTAAAAGTTTATTTTTATCTTCAACGACTATAAAAAATCTAGTATTATGATTGTACAATTCAATACATCTTCTAAGAGCCGATTGTGCATCTATTGTTAACTTATCGGCATTTAAAAGTACTATTGATTTAAATGAATTATTTACAATTGAAGAATTAGCAAAATATTTTACATTTTCTCTTATAAATTTTATATTACCTTTTCCATAAGAACAGTTTATTATTAATGAATTTTTTATTATATTTTCATTATTAATATATATATTTTTTAGAAAAGAATATAATAAACTTTTTTTACCGGTTAAATTATCTCCATAAAAAATAATATTTGGTATGTTGTTAGAATTAATATATTCTAGTAATTCTTTATTTAAATTCAAATACATTATTTGATAAATATTCTATTATATATTAAATATAAATTTTTATATACAAATATTAATGTATTTAATATTTAATAATTTAATTAATATATTAATTAATAAATTAACATTTATTTTAAATGAAAATAGTTATATCAAAAATAATATAGATTTCATTATTGATTATCGTATAAAAAATTTTAATAAAATAAAATATAAATTATTTTATAAAAATAAATTTATTAATGATTATATTGGAACTAGAATAATTTATAATAATAAAAATATATTCAATGATATCGAAACTGCATATTTAATAGAAAAAATTATTAGAAACAATTTTTTTACACTTGATTATTTTTATGATAATTATATTCTTTTTCCAAAAGAAAATAACTATCAAAGCATTCATTTATACTTTTTTTTTTATTTCTTTCTTGTTGAATTTCAAATTAGAAATGAAGAAATGCATATTAATTGTTTAAATGGAACAGCTTCAAATTATTTATAATGATTATTTTATGATTATAATATAATATATATATGCCGGGTCTAGTTCAGAATAATGCTGCAATTCAAATCACTTTTTTTGGTAATATTTTATCAAGTACTCAAACTTTAGGAATAAATGATATCGCAAATATTCCTAATTCCGAACTTTTACCTCAAAATCTTGTTGAAAGAGTAAATGCTGCAAATGAAGCAGCCGGAGTTGAAACAAGTGAGGAAGTAAAATCTACTTTATTAAATATTCAAGCTGATGATTTACAGGTTACTAGCGTAAGTATTACAGATGAAGAATTAATAAAATCATTAGCTAATAAAGAACTACTTAATTTAAATGGTGCGGGTCAAAATTTTTATCAAGTTTTAACTCAACAACCCAACCTTTTTAATATTAAAGATGTAAATCTATATTTTACACCAAATCAAATGACTTCTTCAAAAGTTATTTTAAATTGGGATTTTAGTAATATACTTTTAAAGAATAGAAATGTTGAAGGTAATAATTATGTTAGATATGCAAATAGTAATAGTACTTTTGGTTTATTACCATTTATGAAAGAAATACATATAGATATAAGTTCTATACATTCAACAATACCACATTCGTGGTTAAATATACATACATTTAATATTCCAGATTCAAATTATGATAATGATAATTATAAAAATTTTATTGTTAATAAATTTAAAAATCTCACACCCACAAATGATATTGAATATATACTTTCTTTATCAAATGAATTATTTGATGTTAGAGTATATGGTTCAAATGATGCATTAGAATATCCAACTATAGAAGATAGGGCAATTGTTTATAAAGGTTGTAAGTTTTTATCTGCTTCAACACCATCTAAACCAATTTTATTAAATAATTATTCAAATTCTAAAGATACGATTAGTTTAAGGTATTTAGTAGATGAAGTCGAGATTGATGAAAATAATTTAACTGTAAGTATTCAGCAATATTATATAGCTTTTATTCAATCAGAAACAACAGCTAGTTCTTATATTAATTATTCTATAAATGATTATATTCAACAAGGTTTAGTTCCAGGAAATATTACTTCAAAACAAAATATTGATATTGATTTACTAAATTTAAGAAGTGGAAGTAAATATAATGTTTCTTGTAAATTAAAAAATGATGTTAATGTAACCGATTTTTCTGTATTTAGTGATACAAATACCAGTGTATATTCAAAATTACCAGGTTCATTATTCAATACCAATTTAAATATTGATATAGTTAATAATAAAAAATTTATTAAAACAAAAAATATTAATGGTAGCAATGAAATATTTATTAATTTAAAAGATAACACACATGATATTTTATATGCAAATAGTAGTATACAAACAATTGAAATATCTAAACCATATATAAGCAATCAAGAAAATGAAACCAAAGGATTTGGTAAATTTATAGATGATGTTGATAATTTAGTATCGTTAACTTATAGTATTAATGGTATCAATAAACAAGTAATAACATTTAATGGTTTCAAAACAGAAAATATGGTCAATAATTTATTAGAAAATAATTTGAATCAATTTAATTTTTTTGATAATGTCACAATTAATGATATGTATTCTGATATTAGCGATATAGGATTTAGATTAAAAGGAACATTAAGATTAAATAATATTACATCAGATATAGAAAATACAATTGGGGTTGCGTCTGAAAATGCATATATAGTAAATATAAATTATAAAAGAAATTCGGATGTAAACTATACTGATCAAAATTATAATTTTGATATTTATATCGATGATTTTAATGGAATACCTTCTTTTACAAATCATAATATAGATTTTAGTATAAATTCATTAAAATATAATATGGGAATACCTAGTATTGCAAAAATGGATATTTCATTTGAAACAATATTGAATAATATTAACTCTAGTAATAAATTTATTAATGGTGATGGAAAAATAAAAACAATACTTCCAATTAAAAAATTATCATGTAATAATAGTAAAAATATAATTATAGATAATACAGAAATAAATAATACTGGTAATTATACTTTGGATAATAATTATATACAAACAAAAACAAACAATTATTACAAAAATATAAATTACACGGAAAGTACTATTATAAAAAATAATAGTATAGATATTGAGTATAAATTGTTTAACATTTTTTATAATTCAGGTATAGGATACGATTATAATAAATTTACTAATCATTTTTGTGATTATAATAGTTATGAATTAAATAATTCATGCATAGAGTCTAATATTTTAGATTTAACTTTAATTGATATATATGAATATGAAGATATTTCATTATTCAATTCAAATTTAAAAAATATAGTATATAATAAATATACAGACCATACTAAAGCAATAAAAGATACAACATTATTACATATAGATGGACATTTTAATGTTAGTAATATATATCCAAATATTAATGAGTTTTCTTATAATAATATTACACATATAAATACGCCATATAATTTTTCTAATATAAGTTATTTTTTAAATGGAATTTCTACATTCAATAACAATGGTTATAAATGGATAACATTAAGAATAAAAAAGAATAGTAATACTACATTTATATTTAATTCTAATAATTCAAAAATTATTAATACAGAATTAAAAGGTTTGGATAATCAAGGAGAAAGATACATTCCTTTTAAAAATTTAAATAATTATAATAACGATTATAATTTATTTAATCAAACCGTCATAGATGAACTTTCTAATATAAATAGTGTTAATGTTATTGGATA